TTATTTTTCATTAATTTTTATCCAATTTTTACCTCTGTCATCATTATACCTGTCTGTTTGTTTTTGGGATTTATGGCCTAACAATTTACGAGTGTCAATCCCTTGTTCGCTATACAATCTTTCAGATAACGATCTTTGTTCGTGGAAAGTCGCTGGTGTTCCTTCCCCCCAAACTATTTCCGATTTGTCTCGGGCTTTACTGAAATTCATTGTTAATGTGTTCGATTTTACCTTCGCCCCTCGTTCTGCCATTGAGGTAGAACGAAAGAAATGAACTAGGTACGGGCTTATCGCATAGTCGCGGCAGCGCGCAATTACATCCCTCAAACTCCAGTTAATCACGTTTAGTCTTAGGGATAGTGGGATGGCCAGCTTGCTTCCAGTTTTCTCTTGAACAACATGAAGATGGTCATCCCAAATATCGCTGAATTTCATGTTAGAGATATCCCCCAAACGCTGGCCAGTCACAAGGGCTAACAACATAGCGTTACCCATATACTTATGGTTTGCGTCGGCAATATCGAAAATTTTCTGCCATTCTTCCAGATTAAGGCGTTGCCGCGTTATACGTCGGCGCGGCTGTTTTGTTGCAAGGGCAGGGTTGTACCCAGGGGGAACCTCCCCATAATGTTGAGCTTCTTTAAATACATCGATTAAAACTGAGCGTATTACCTGCGCCATTCTCGGTTGACCATCTGAAACATAGATCTCCAGTATTTCAGCTATATCCCGCACATTTACCGACGAGATTAGCTTCGTACCTACACGCTCACGAAGCAAAGCTACTGGTTTTGCTTTTTGCTTAAAGGTATTCAGCTTGATATCGCCACTTTCCAGTCTTTCACTTTGGATCTTCCAGTAACGGTCAAGCCAAGTGTTTGCGGTTATAGCTTTACCTTTGCTTGTCGCGATTTTGTCGCTGATCGCCATGATCTGCCGAGAACGCTGTTCTGCGAGTCGAGTATTAGCCTCAGTAGCAATGGCTATAGCCTCTGCTTCATCGGTACCGAGTGCATGAAATTTACCCGTAATAGGGTGTTTATAACGCCAGTAAACCTTGTTGACCTTCCGGCTATACAGAGGATATAGATTCGGGACGCTTACATTATTTTTACGAGGTCTTGCTGCCATCGTTAAGGATCCTTAATAACTTTGGTGAATCAGAATTCTTGATAATGGGCGAAGCTAATTCCCCAACCAATTCCGCATCTTCACGTACACGCCACAATCTCCCTTGCTTCATCGCTGGTGGCGAAAAAAGGTTTTGTTTTGCATAACGACGAAGAGTGGAAACACTGGGTGGATTGCTGCGATATTTATCTGCTGCCCATTCCTCAAGCGTCAACATCTGAATCATGGTCGGTTCTCCGCTACCGGCTGCAACCGGTTATTTAAGTCTGTAGGCACATGACGAGCACCCATGACGGGTGCCGTCGTTACAGCTGATACAATTCTCCGTTCGCAGGCGGCCGGAGACACTTGCTTGCTTATCCTGGCCGGTACCAGCAGCGGCATCGGTTCGCGCTGCCGCGATTGTTTTAGCGAGCATGTTTTCCTCCTCGCAGCTCGTTCAGCTGCTGGCAATCCACGCAGGTCCTGCAACCGGGAATGGCAGTACGGCGCGCTTCAGGAATGTCCACACCACACGCTTCGCACTGCTCCGCTGAAACAGCGTCACGGTCGATGCGAATGCGTTGTAAGGCATGCTCCATGTTGAGCTCTACCAGAGCGTTGGCCTGATCGATGATTTCTGCTGTCATGCTGACTCCTTAAAGTTCGAAGGCCAGTTGTGGCATAAACCTGTCGCGCCCGGCGTCATAGTTCAGTGAGCTGGCGCTGTTCATTGATTCAATGCGTTCAACAAGCACCGCAGCCCGTGTCTCTTTACTTGCTGGCGCATAGGCTGATTTTTTCCAGGCTTTATCGATCCCGATATTGCGTGCGACGTTAGTACTGTCTGCAGAGGACAAAGGGATGTGCCTGAAAATGTCGGCATTCAGCATTCGTAAGCCGTGTAATTTTGTAATTGGGTAGCCGTTCTCATCGACAACGTGTCGGATCAGGTCACGCAATCTGGCAACGCAGCGTCGCGGTCGTTTTGCGTCGTACTCGCCCATACTGCCAATGCAAACTCGTGGAAAGTCCCGGCATAACCGCATGAAGCGCTCGTCTGGTTCATTCATGTGCCAAACCGGAGCGCCAGCAAATTTCCCGTGTGGCCACTCAGCGATAAGAGCGTCATTCTCTTCACTACTGCCGCCGATGACGTCCGGAATGACAGCGAAGGAGAATCGCGGGTGATTACCCCAGCGCGCGACGAAGGCGTAATAATCATGCCAGTTAACGACGCGATTTTTAGTCCAGAAGCTGAAAGCCCCGTTATCCAAAGCGAATGACTGGCACACTTCACTTGCCAGCGGCAACTGGCCGGCATTAGCAAAGCTGATGAAAGCATGGCGAGATTTCCACGCTTTCAAAGCGCAGGTATCTGGGGTAATAGGGCCGCCATGGAAATGGATCATTGGCTGTCTCCTGCGTTGCCTTTCATCGCCAGTTCTTGCGCTTCTTCAGGGGTGGCCACTTCAAAGCGAGGGTGCTTATTACCGTCAGGAGTTTCCACCTCAAGCTTGTGCATGCTAAATAAACCACCCAGTGTCCAATTGCAGCCGTGGTTTTTTCCCGTCTCCTTGGATGGGCTGCCTTTTCCTGTAAAGCGACCAGTGCAGGAAAAGGCTAGGTACTTCTCAACCTCTTCGAAATCCTTACCGGCTCCTGCAGCTATAAGCGTTTTTGCTGATTGAATGGTTCCGCACATTGGGCACCTGAAAGCAAAGTCGTTACACTCAACGCCTTGGTTTTTAATCTCGGTGCGAAACTCGTCGAGTGTCATGGTGATCATGACTGCACCTCCGATTTGATGCGCAACTGGGCGGCGATGGCCTCAAGCACTTCATCAGCGAAAGAACGATCGAAATCACCATCGGGTGCTTCGTCCATAAATTCCGTAGACATCAGAATTGTGCGGGCGATATCCGCCGCGTTTTCTGGTGTGTCTTCAACGAAACCAGCATCCCAGGCTGCCAAAATTCTGTTTGCTGCAAAGACAGCACCCTGTTTGCGAGCTTCTGCGCGCAGGGAGGCGAGGAATGCATCAGTGGCTGGAGTTTCTTCAAGTGCATAGCAAACATCGTCATTGCTGCATGGATCATCTTTTCCACAACCCACGCAGAAGTGGACCGATTCGCTGTGAGTCTTAATAGCCGACTTCATCAGAGCATTCTCCCCAGCCAGCTGCTTTGCCTCGTTCCGCGATTCGCACAGCACCACGAACTGTAGATCGAGACGGTCTGCCATAGCGGTCATTAACTTTGCTGCTGCTGGTGGCAGAGTAGGGGTTGTCACTCTGGCTTCGGCGATCAGCTCTTTGGCATTCATTCGCAT